GCGCCGTGAAGGTCCGCCGGCGGGGGCGCTCGGACAACCCGGGATTGCCCGCCGCCGGCGCCGGGACAACGGCCGGTCGACCGCCTTCTGCCATGCTGGCATCAGCGGCGGACGCCGTCTCGGCACTCTTGTCGGGCATGACCACGAGACATTCTCCCGCACCCTCAAGCTAAAACTCCGGGGGAACTCTTGTCTCATCATCATTGGCATGGAGAGGGGCTTCTATAATAGCAAGCGTCCGCATTCCAGCCTTGACGCACGGACACCGGATCAGGCGATATTACTACTACATACCAAACTCTGTGGCAGCATGATTTTCGCCTCTGTTGTCGTGGCGTCCTACGATACCAAACGGCAGAGGGTCCACTTAACGACAGCGAAACGCTGTCTCGAGGAACTCGGCCACGTCTGACCGTCCGGTAGGCGGCCATCAACTGACAGTTACGTTTGACCAGCATCCGCTGCGCATCGACCTGCACCAGCCAGCGGCAGCCATAGACCGGGAACCGCATGCGTCCGCACGGCTGCGGCGAGGTCGAGCAGCGCCAACCGGAACGCTCATCGCGACCACCGTCACGTGGTGAACCGTGCCGGTCACGGGTTGCACGACCTGCGGGAGTTTCACGACACCGGAAAGCCCCGAAACGTGCTCCCCGGCGCCTTCCATGTCCATGATAGGCGTTTCAGTTCGACGACTGCGCAGCCGTCGTGGCAGCGGGAGCAGCCATGGTAGCTGCTGCAGTCGACGTGGCGGCAGGAGCGACCGTAGTGGCTGCCGCAGTCGTCGTAGTTGGCACTGGCGCAGCCGCCACATGTGTAAACGTGGCGGCCGGCAGATGCACAGCAGCCGTAGGTGCTGGCGCAGCCGTCGCCGCATGGGAAAGCGTGGCAGCTGGCGGATACACAGTCGCTGCAACATGGGTCGTCCAAGGGGAAGCAGCGGTCACATGCGTGGGAGCAGGTACAGTCGGAGCCGCATGAAGAGGCGCCGTAGGCGCGACGTGGGCGGCCCACGTGGGGACAGCGGCGACATGCGCCGGCGCCGCTGGAGTGGATGCGGTCGCAGCCGACGCGACGGATGCCGACGCCACGGAGGCGAGTTCCGCCCGCAAGGCCAAAGCAATCGCCGTCAGCGCGTCGGCAAAACTCTCAAGCGCCGCCGTCAACGAACCGGGGAGCGCAGTCGAACTCATGATGTACCGTTCCTTTGTGCTGGATCAACATCAGCGGCCGAACCAAAGCAAGATTGCCTGGTTCATCCCCTGTGACGGTGTCGGAAACTGGCGGGGCGAGGGAAGCGGCATGTACTTCGGTGCCGGGTGCGGTCTCCTGGTCGTCAGGCTCGGTTTTCCTTTCATATGCACGTCATCAACAGCCGCGCATCCTGTTCTAGCCCGGCCAGGTCGAGGCCAAACGGGGATAGTCCGGTCACGTCGAGCCACGACCGCGAAACGGTCGCTTCGGCATTGATGCCATAGCGAGCTATGAATTCGGCCGTCATCGCGACTTCGATGCCCCAGGTAATCGCATAGAGCGTACGCCCGTCATACCGGCCCACGCATACGCGATGATCGCCCCACGAACCGGGAGCGCCATCGGGGCCGACGGCCGAAGACCACGATGTGACACCTCTAGCCGATGTCGGAAGCGCCAAGTCCACCTGGACCGGCCCAAGATAAGCGATGGCCGCACACATATGGTCCAGGTTGGCCGGATCAAGGGTGGCGATGCTGGGCACGTCTTCCCATTGGTCGCCCCAGCGAATGCCCTCGGCCGCCCAGCGCAGCGCAGCTTGGTCGCTGGGCGTGCCGATGTCGGTGGCATCGGTTCCGTCCCAACCTGCCCACGCGCGATAAAGCGCCAGTGCGTCGGCAGTGGTCGGACGACGCATGTCGCCGGCCACCACGGCACGCGCGATCTGCACTCGACGCAGCGCCCCGCACGGAACGCAATTGGAGCGCATGTCGTTTCCGAGAGCATCGCCATCAAGTTGGATGTAGCGGTGCCAGTCGCACACGGCCGGCACCCCGAGCGCGTCCAGGTCCATCCGCGCCACCAGGCGAGACAGCATGAGAAGCGGGCGATGGATCAGCCCTAAACGGGGCACAACTACTTGACCGCAGACAGGATCAGCCGTGCCTGATCTGGCGTATAGGCACCGACTGCCTTCGTGGCCCCGGCGATGCCAGCAGCGTCCAGGATGATCGGCAGCAATGACACGGCGGCGTTGAGAATCGGCACGGCTGCCGATCCACCAGGGATCAGCGGCAGCGCCACCTCAGCCACCGCCTGCACGGCAACAGCGATCTCCTCGACGATGGAGGCAATGGACGTGCCCGCCACAGCTGATGGCGTCGCCGATGCGACCTTGCCGGCATCGATTTGGATCGTGGCGAGATAACCTTGCAGTTGCGTCACCGTCGTGGCCGGCACGCCGGGAATCTGCGCAACCGCTGCGACCACCGACGAGATGCCGGATGCGACCAGCTGAACGTCGGCGGCTAATTGCGATAAAGTAACAGTGGTACTGCTGCACGCGGCAAGCGCAATGGCGGCGCCGGATAGGAAAAGGACGGATCGGCGGGTGATGCACATGACAAACCTCGACACGTTAATAGGTTGATCAGACAAACAAGCCAAAACCAAGCACCAGGACGCCCAGAAGTGCCGCCCTTGGAGCCGCAGACGCGACGGACGGCGGCGGCGTGGAAGCGGCATTGCGGGCGTTGCCCCAGTTGCCGCCCAGCACGTCCAATACGGCGCGGGCGATCCGCCACGCGGCGGACGAGGCTGGCGTCGCCAGAGGTGCCACAGCGGCGATCTTCGCCGCGAGTCCAATGGCGGCCAGCAGAACAGGAACGTATGCGCCATAGCCGAACGCGCGGAGGACATCCGCGAGTTGGTCAGGGGTCATGATAGTCTCCAGATACCGGTGATACCGCCTGCCCGGCGGCGGGGTGTCAGCACGGCGGCGTGCCGGCGCGCGGCAACCAAACGATCTGGCTGGGCTGTGACTTGAACGCCCAACCGCATCCGATATCGTCGGCGCCGGTCATGGCAGGATGTTTCTGTTGGCCCTCGCGATGCGTTGCGTCGCCCTACGGAGCCGCTGCCGTCAACGGCGTGGCGATCAGCTGCAACTGCCGACCTGTTGTCAATCCATCGCCGTTCGTCACGTTATCGTAAATTCCATTGGCGATAATGGTCGCCGTATCCAGCGGCAGACGATACCACACATCGAGCGCGATCGTGTCGGCCAGCGTAGTTCCCTTGGACCCTGTGGTGTTGATCGTCAGGTTGATCTGCGTAGCCGATGCGATGCTTAGCGCGGTGACCGTCCACTGCTCACCCGAAGGATCACCAGAGGTATAAGTGGTGGGCGAGGTCCAGACGGTGAACTGGTTTTGCGGTGCCGAGCCGACCGTAACCAGCGCCGAGCCGCCGTTCTGTTGCACTGCCAGCGCGATGGTTGCGCTGCCGCTCGCCCTTGTGGCGCCGGTCAGCGACGGCCCCGGGGCCGCAGACCACATCCCCGTTGCTTCCATGTAGGCCCGGTAGAATTCATCCGCGAAGGCGATGTTACCAATCTGGTTCGGATGGGTGCCGTCGCCTTCCAACGTCACATCCAGGCCACCGACATAGATTCCTCCCACACTGTCGGCGGCGAGGAATTCCAGCGCGCCCGCCCGGATGAGCGAGACGTTCTGATCCGTGCCGTTGGCGGAACTGTAATCGCCCGGAATGGTGCAGACTAGCACCGGGAACCCACCAGCAACCCCGCCAGGCCCTTGCAGTGCCGCATTCATATCGGACCGCATGTTCTTCAGCGCGGCGGCATAGTCCAGATCGAGCGCGCCGTAGGAAGGTGCGCCGGTCTGGTAAACATAACCCGTTTCCGAATTCGCATGCCCCTGTATCCAGATCCAGGCACCAATTTTCCCGACAGGTCCGGAAACTGGTGGTATCTGTAGGCAAAGTGAATGGTGCCCGCTATAGCCATAATAATAGCTATCATCGAAACTGCCGATCATCGTCGAGCCGACAGCATAGCCGACGACGGCGCAGACCACACCGGTCGCGGCGGTAAGCCGGTTGAGGAACTCGCACACGAAAGATGAGTTGTAGGTTCCCGGATTGCCGGAAGTGTAGTCGGCTGGCGTTTCCCAGTCCACGTAGTCGCCCAGATACGTGGTCGGAGACCCGAGGGTTGTCGATGTCGCCCCCTGATTAAGGTAAGGACACCAGCAGAATCCTTTGTGGCTCGGCAACGACAAGCCCAGCGAAGCGAGTGTGTTGGTTACATAGGGCGCCGTATTACTCTCATAGGTATCGTTGCCGGCAAAGGCATGCGCGGCCAGCGACTGACCCACCATGAAGGCAACCTCGCCCACCCCGAGCGTAGTCGGCACTGTCACGTATCCGGCATGATCGGACAGTTGCAGATCGAGCAGTTGAATGGTCGCGGTGCCCGGCAGCGTCAGCGTGATGGCGTTGCTGCCGGATGCGATGGAAGTGACGCCTGCGTTCGTCCAGCCCACGGTGGTGGTAAGCGCCGCCGCGTCGCGCAATCGGTATTGCAGATTGGTCGAAGACACAGCGGCTGACGACGTAAGCGTGATCGCCACGGCCCCGGCGCCCAGCCCAGTGGCACCTCCTGTCCGCGTGTCGCGCTGGAATACCCGGTTGTTCGGCGTGCCCAGCGCCCCCGTCCAGACGATCGCGGCGGAGCTCAGCGGGGTAGCGGGCAGGCTCGACCCGGCTGTCGCGATATTCCCGGCTCCAGGCCCAAGCGCGAGCGGATGCGGTCCGGCAAAAATGATGTTGGCTGCCCAGGATGTGCGCCCGACCAGCGCCAAAGCGGTGCCCGCCAGCAATGCGCGGCGGCGCATCACTGCACCTTCATCTGCACGATGGGCCAGGTATATGCCGATGGGGCCGAAAAACTTCCGAGCTTCGTCGTCGGCATGGTGGACGACGTGTAATACCCTCCGGCAGGGGCCAGCAAAATCGCGGACTGGCCGGTTCCTGATCCAGTGGAACCAATCGGCCCCCCCGACGAACCGAAGGTGGAATAGGCGTTTGGACCGTATTGCGCCTCCTGATACGTGGTCTGCAAGGTCATCGTCCCGCCGTTTTGCAGGAAGCACGCCAGATATTCGCCTGGCCCGATCACCGGAGGCGTCGATAATGTCCCCGTAATCGCTGCATTGGCTGCTATGGTTCCCGGCGTGAGCACGACGCTGCCATTCGTCACGGCGGTTGCGGCAGTCGAACTCCCGTAATACCCAGAGAACAACGCGAGCGTGATCGTGCCGGCCGTCGTTATGCTGGCCGCCGCAACCACGCCAAGCGCCGCGATGGTCGCCTGATTTGGCAACCAATACTGCTCGCAATAGATCGTGCCGGCGCTGACCGATGCCGAATTGAAGTTAACCACGGGACTATACCAGCGTCCCGATTTCCAGGTGTCCGACGCACCACCGCCGCCGCCGCCGCTTTGCGCCGCCCACGATACGCCGCCGCTGCCGTTCGCCGTCAGAACATAGCCATTGGTCGCGGCGCCCGATGTCAGGTCCAGCGTGCCGGAACTGATCGTGTGGTTGCTGTCCAGCGCAATGGCGCCCGTCGTGCCGCCCAGGTTCAACACGCCGCTGTTGGCCAGAGAGCCGCCAGACTGCGACAGGCCGGAACCGAGCGCAACGGTGCCGGTCAATGTGCCGATCTGCGTCACGCCGCTACCGGCGTCCGTGATGGTCCCGGTAGAATTCAGCGTCAGGCCGCTGCCGACCACCATAGTGCCGTTGGCGCCGACCGAATTCGTGCCCTGCTGAATGAGTGCCACGCCGGTGCTGCCGGTGCCGGTGCATGATCCCCAGGCCACCGCACTGCCGTTGTAGGTGAGGCAGTTGCCGGTCGAGGCGCCAGTGGTGGCGATGTCGCCCAGCGGCACGGTGCCCAGCGCGATGGTGCCGGCACTGGTGATGGTGCCGCCAGTCAGGCCGGCACCAGCCACGACGCTGGAAACGGTGCCCGAGCCGGACGGCGCCTGCCAAGTGCCGTCCGCACGGAGGAAATTGGCCGTTCCGCCGCCGGACGCGGGCACGATCCCTGCCGTGCTGGTGCCAAAGCTGGGCAACTGCGACGATGTGGCGCTGCCGCCCAGGTTGCTGAATGACAACGTGCCGAACGTCATCACGCCGCCGCTGGCGCCCGTTACCACCTGGCCGGCGGAACCGCTGGCATTCAGCAATTCAAGCGTCGTGCCGGACAGGCCAAGGCCGAGCAGCGTGGCAGGCGTGACGCTCGTGCCGTTGGACACCAGCACGCCGGCAGATGGCACCGTCGAGACAACGCCAAGCGTGCCCGACGTGACCACAAGATCGCTGCTGAGCGCGGAAACGGCCGTCGCCGTCCAGTTGCCTCCCCCCGTGCCGCAGGAAGCCCACGCGACTAAGGTGCCGTTGTATTCGATGCACTCGCTGGCCGTCGCGCCGCTGGTCGAGATAGACGACAGCGGCACGGTGCCCAGTGAGATGGTGCCGGCGCTGGTGATGGTTCCGCCGGAAAGCCCCGTCCCCGCCACGACGCTGGTGACAGTGCCAGAACCGCCACCGCCGCATGACCCCCAGACGATCGACCCGCCGCTATAGGTGATGCACTGCCCAGACGATGCACCGGACGAGGAAATATCGGCCAGCGGCAGGGTGCCGAGGCCAATCGTGCCGCCCGACAGCACCAGCGGCGACGCGACCGTCACGTCGCTGGCAAGGCCCGCGGTGCCGGTGGCGCCCACGAGCTGCCCGGCGGACCCTGCGGGAATGTTGCCGGTGGGCACGTATCCTGAAACGGTCGCGCCTGTGATCGTGCCGCCCGACAAAGTGCCGCTGTTCGTTGTCGTGCCGGTCAGCGTCGTGGAGGCAAGCGTCTCACCGGTCAAGCTGGCACTCAGCGCCAGCGTGCCGCCGGACTGCGTCAGGTTGGCGCCGATCATGCCAGGCGTCAGAGCCGTTCCGGTGCTGTAGACGTATCCTGCTGCCGGAACGCTGAGTGCAACCGTTCCACCGTTCGTGATCGTTCCGCCAGTCAACCCAGATCCGGCAACGAAGTTGTTGATAGTGCCAGCCGGCGCCCAGGCCGAGCCGTTCCATTCCAGCGCCTGACCGGTTGCGGCACCGCTCGGAGCGATGTCCGCCAGCGGGATCGTTGGAAGCTGCGCCGCCGGCAGCGTGCCAGTCGTCAGGCTGGATGCGCTGCCGGTGGTCGCCACAGTCGCCAGACCGGACACGTCCGATGCCGACAAAATCACCGCGCCATACCGACCCGCAACGGTGTTGACCGTGTTAGCAGGTGCCCACGCGGAACCGTTCCACTCCAGCGCCTGGCCGCTTGTCGCGCTACTCTGCGGGATAGAGGATAGAGCAATTGTGCCAACGCGAAGAGTGATGCTGCTGGTGCCGGCGGCGATGATGGAAGAATCGGCGGCCGTGACCGCGGCAACGCCGCTGCCGCCGCCGCATGAAGCAAATTGGAGCGATCCGCCGGTGTATTGCAAGCAACCTGCCGAAAAGGCCACGGAGGAAAGCGCCGCCCCGGTGCTGGTCACGACGCCCGCGGTGGGAACCGCCGCTGCCCCGCTTCCGCCACCGCCAAACAACTGCGCACCAGCGGGCAATGCTACAGAGACCATCGCCGTCGAAAGAAGCAAAATCCGCTTATTCATGCGCGGTCCCCTCGGTCCAGAACAAAATACGAAGCGGCGATGCTGCGCGGTTTGACCCCGCGATCATCACGTCAACCCGAACCCGCCGCTGGCTAGGTTCGGCCGGAACAATCCATCGGACCCCAACGTGCCCAGATTGCCCAGGCCCGGCTGCAAGCTGCCCGAAGGGGTCAAAGTCCAGCCCGCCGCCAGCCATCCCATTTCAAGCGCGGCGCGACGCAGATTGCCGATACGCAATGCCCCTTCGCTTGCCGACAAAGAGGTCCAGAACGACGGATCCACATTGAACTCCTGCATGTGAACCCGTGGCACCCCGATGCGCTGGATGGTCGCGTTCAGCGCGTTGAAGTAAGTAGCGATGTCGGCCGGGTTGTCGCCCGTGAAACCGGTCGCGCTCGGCCCCATGTAAACATGCAACCGCAGCGTCGTGTTCGGATCCGCCGGCCACCAGTCCATATAGGGGGTGGCATTCGGGGCGCAGTCGGCGGGAAAGCCGAAGCCAAGCGTGTGAGCGGGAAAGTAATACCGCATGCGCGGATACAAGGTACCCTGAAAATACGCCTTGAAGCGCGTTTGCCAGGCCGTGGCATAGTTCTTCCATGTCCAATTCATATCCAGCGACATCTCGTTCTCGTCGCTGATATGTACGCGCGCTGGGTTCCAACCCAGCCCGGCGAAGTAGGCCCACTCCTGCTCGCGAATCGGCTGCACGTTGCTGATGCCAAACAGGCTGAATAGCGCTCCCCAGTTATCGGCATAGCCGCCATGATCGAAGGCGAACCCCTGCGCCAGCCAGCCATTCGCCAGAGATGTGTAGCTGGCGATCTCTGGCCGCAGCGTCGTGCCCCCGGTATAGAAGTTCTGGTGCAGAATCATGACACCGGAAACCGCCTGCGCGCCGTTGTTCGGCACGGTACCGCCGGCAGCAACCCGGATCGTGCAAGGCGACGTCTGAATATTGGAAGAACTGAATGTGCCCGCCGTGCCCCCCATGCAGGTCAGCGGCGTCTGCGCAGGCAGCGTGATGGCGGAGCCGCTGGCCAGCTGATAGGAAACCGGAGCGGACAACACCACCGGGTCGCCCGCCTGCACCGCATAGGTGCCCTGATCGCATGAAAGCATAAACTGCGTCGGATCGGTCGCATAGGGCTGAATCGTCTGCACGTTCCGCACGCCCGACGAAAACGTGTTCGGCGCCCAGCCCGAGGGGGTAGTGTAGCAGCTGTAGAACGCACGGATGAACGACACCGCAGCCGGCCAGAGATACTGTTTCTGTCCTGCAGTCGGGGGCGAGTAGAAGAAGGCGCCGCCGATATTCGCACCGAGCAGAGTGGCTGGCCGCCAGGCGATCGGCGCTGTGGGCGCCAGAACACCGCTTGTCCCCGGCAGCAACTTCCCGGAGCTTCCGACCGCCAGCACGCCAGCCGCAAGCACCTGTCGCCGCGTTGGAGGCGTCCTCATTGTAAGTTCACGCCGGCGCCGCCAGGTGTCACGGCAGACGGGGCGTCATGGCGCCGTACCTCGAAGTTGCCGTAGTAGCCAGCCGTCTTCGCTGGTATCGCCAGCGACCAGGTGCCATTGCTATTAATGGTCGCCGTACCATCCGTGTACCAGGTTCCCCCGAGACTGTAATCGATTCCAGATGGTGCGCTGTAGCCCCAGTAGCCGGTGACCGTGAACCCGGAAGCAGCCTGATAGTAGGCGAATGGCGTGATGGAGATGGCGGGCGAAGAAGCCGCCATGGCGGTGATTGCCGGCAACGTAAAGGGGGAGTTGTAGCCGCCATCCAAAACCATGATGCTGTAAGTTCCCGCCAGCGCCGGTACCTGGATGCTACCCGACCACGTGTTGCCGCTGGCAGAGAGCGTACCGCCATTATATGCGACTTCCGGGTCCGCCGGGCTGAGACTTTGCCCCACGAATTCCCAATTGAGGCTGTGGTAATCCGTGGTAGTGGACAGGCAGGACACCGACAGCGCCGCCCCCGCAACCGCGGTGGTTGCGGCAGGCGTGCAGTAGACTGCCGTGCCGACCGCTACCGGACTTGTAGCCGCAACGGCGCTGGGGCTGTCGGTCAGCCGGACCTGCACCACATAATAAGAATCGCCCAAGCCGGGAATCGAGAATGACCAATTGCCCCCGCTGATGGTGGGAGTTGTGGCGGCGTACCATGTCGTGCCGTTGACGGACCATTGCAGCCCGGTCGGCGCGTCATAGGCATAGGTGCCGGACATCGCGAGCGATCCCAGATGCGCAGCGTTCGGCGGCTGTGCAACTGTAATCGCCGGGATACCGGATACCGTGAAGCTGCCCGAAGCGGCGCTGGTCACGCTGGCATCGGCGAAGCGCGCCTTGACAGTGTGCGAACCGACCGACGGCGCCGGCGCTAAGCCATTGAACAGGCCTCCGGTAGGTGCCGACACCAGGGTCTGCCACCCGCTTCCACCATCATAGGCGTACTGGATCGCCGCCGGTGTGCCGATATAGCTGCCAGAGACCGCCACGGACTGGTTGGACAGCACCCCGGCCGGCGTGTTGACCGCGATCTGATTCGACGAGGCGACCGTGAAGCTGGCGGCCGAGGAAAAGGTGCTGGCGTTGCTCGCGTCCCGTACCGCGAGCGTGTAGCTGCCGGCGGACAGGCCGGAAATGGAGAACGAAAACGAGCCGCTGCCGATCGTCGCACCGCTTGCTGCTGTCCAGGCGCTACCGTTCAGCTGATATTGCAGACCCGTTATGGTGGTGTTGACATAGTTTCCAGTTACCATGACGACGGCGCCGGTCAGTACACCGGCCACGTTGTTCAGCGAGATTTGCGGCGCCGGCGTGCCGCCAATGATCTGGAAGGTCGGCGTTCCGGCCACGGTGTATCGGATAATGTGCACCGCGCGCCCGGGTAGCAAGGATGCCAGGCCGCCACCAGCCGCGACGACGCCGCCATTGATCGCCGTCAGTGTCACGATGCCGCTGGAAGTGTTGGCAATGTCGGTACACCAGCCATCCGAAGTCGCGCCGGCATCAATCGAAACAGCGCCGGCAGCGCCCACCGCCACGATCGAGCCTCCTGCCGAAGCATTGATCGTGACCGGTGCGGACACGCTCACGACAGGCTGAAGGTAAGCCGGTAAGCCGGCAAGAACGAAAGCTTGCAGGTTCGCCAGCGTGCCGCGCAGCACCGCTGTGCCGGACTGGCGAAGCAGTGCCTCATCCGTGCTGGATAGCGGCACGGCAACACTGAGCTGATCGGCAGTCTGTGTCGGCAGCAGAGCAAGCGGCACAAGGGCATTGCCGTCAAGATTGGCGTACCCACCGGCAATGCCCCGGTTTGCCGTCGCTTCCGCGCCGGATATATCCCCGACGGAAAGCGTTACCGCCCCGGTCCGTCCAGCCACGCTCTGTACCGGTGCCGGGGGCGGCGAAGGCTGTCCCAGTGCAACCGCCGGCAAGAGCAGTCCGGCACCCAATAGAACCGTGCGCATCACCGCGTACTCCGCCCACTCAATATATCCGAATATCCGACAATTGTACCACCGGTGATATCGGACACCAGAATGCTCACCAGAGAAATCGCTTCGTTCATCGCTTCAAGCTCCTGCGCTCATGGTAAGAGCTTGCCACGGCAGCAAACTAAGCCGGCGTGCCCATCCCAGCCCGAAAAGCCGCCACGCCGATAAACCGGTCATGAAAACCAGTCGCTGCGCCTGGAACTCAGCGCACACAACGGCAGCTCCCTGCTCCGCCACCGCATGCTTCACGGCAGCGATAGTCACATCTCCAACCTGTCCGTCTATCCTCGCCCCCACCGCTTCCTGAAGCCACCCGGCGGCTCGCTCAACACCATTGTTCACCGCTGCGTCGAATACCAGCAGGGCAAGCGGCGGTGGCAGCTTGTCTCCCTTTACGTAGTCCCAATAATCTCGCCGATAGATCGCCGCCGCGGCGCCGAGACTCAGATTAGCGATGTCCTCGGCCGGATAGGCAGCGGCACTGATGCCGAACTTGGTGCCGCGCAACTGCCCACGTCCCACCGCCCCGCCGGTCCAATTGCCTGGGTCGGCACGCTCATTACAGAAGCCGCCTTCGTAACCGACCACCAAGCCAAATGCCTTTTCGAACGCGGTCATGGTTCCCGCCGAACCACCAGCTGCGATGTCATTATCGCGCCGTCGAGGTTGTATCCGAACACATTATCTTCCATAGCAACGATCCGCCGACGCAACTCGTCGATACGAATTACCAACGGCTGCAACCGTTGCTCCAATTCATAGCTGCTGACCATATTTTTCGACCGCGCATCGAGAACGCTCAGATCTTTCTCAAGGGCGATGACTCGCAGCTCGTGCTCGCGCTTCAGGGTCATCACCTCGCCCATAGCGTTCGTGGTTTCTGCTTCGTGCTGGCTCAGCGCCAGACGAATCAGATCTGCTTCTCGCCGCCATTCGGCCCGCGCACGAATGGTGGAGAATGCGTGCGAGAGAATCGCGCTGACCATGGCCACGAAAGCTGGCAGCAACCAGTCGGAGGCGTGCTCCATGCTCAGCAGTCCACCGTATCCGCGATCACGGCAAACGGCCGGCGCGGATCATACGGTCCGATCGTAGTGGCGGGCAGCACCACCTGTGGGGGTGCAGCATTGCGGTTACAGCCCGCCGCATAGGGTGCCGGTGCAGGGACGCAGCGTGAACCTGCCTCTCCATGAAATTGCGCCAGCGCGAAGCCCTGCGGCACCGACCTGCTATCAGAGATCCCGCCGACTCGCGGATGCACGGCGACCCAGCCATGCTTGTCCGTGCCGCCAGGCGCCGGCACGCTCCTGATCAGCGCCATGTTTGTTTCCTTCTATGCCGAACTGCCATCGACGATCAGCCCCAGCCCGGCGAGGGCCGAAAGCAGGGATGCGAGGGCAGCATTACCAGCGCGCGAGCCGGTAACAGCCGGCGGCACCAAGCCATGGCCGGCCAGCATCAGTTGGCCCTCCTGGATGGCCAGTCCACCGCCAACGCCGATCGGCTCCGGCCCCCCGGGCCCGATGCTCGCGCGCCCGAGCAATACGCCGCTCGCCAGCGTCAGCCGCGGCTGGACCGGCTCGAGCAGTGTCGCCACGCTGACCACACATGTCTCGCCGTTCTGGTCCAGCAGAATGAGGTCGGGCGAATTGGCAGCGACCACCTGTGGCAGTTGCTCCAGCGTCGGCATGCAAAGACCTCCTCTTGACCAAATCATGGTCTCGAAAGCTGCAGGGAAAGAGCAACCGCGTGTCAGTGATCGGCGCGCCAAGTATTCCAGGTACCGGTCCAGATGACGCTTGCATTGGCGGGCACCGTCATGTCGCCTCCCGAGACATTTTCCTGCACTGGCCACGAGCCGGAGCAGGTGAACAACACGCTACAGTTACAACGAATCAGCAGCCGCCGTTCCTCCGGCACCGGCAAGCCCGCATAACCGAATGCGGTAGCGCCCGTGCCGTTGCCGGTAATCGTCACCGGCACCTGCGTGCCCATCGCCCCATAGCCGTTGCCGGAACTTGTCATCGCGACGCCGATTACCATGCCATTGTCCACCACCGCCTTCGCCGTCGCACCCGAGCCACTGCCGCCCACCGCAACGGAGGCGGTGGTATAACCTTGCCCGCCCGCCGTGACCCGGATGAACCCGATCGTACCCGCAACGCTCGCCTGGCTATAGGTGAGCATCGACTGCACACCACTGGGTGCGGAGGTCACCATCACGCTGTCAGCGACATCGGGGATCACCAGCTGTTGCAAACCGGCATTGTCACTCGGATTGTACACAAACCGAGGCACAAAGTTCCAACGGTTGCCTTCGACGATCACGGAGTCGGTAAGTGCCGAAAGGCAGTTGTTTGCATCGCCACCGATGAAACAGTTACGCGCCACATACACGCCCTGCGGGCCGTTGCGCAGTACGATACCGCCGGCCGAGCTGCTCGGCATGCCGAACCAGTTGCCGGTCAGCGCCAGTCCCTGGCAGGCGATGCCGAAGGTCAAGCCGTTCGCATCCGACTCGACGTTCTCCACCACCGCGCCCCATGATGGGCAGTCCTGGATAACATTGCCGTCCACCCGTAGGTTCGTGCTGCCGCCGCAGTTCACGCCGACATTGGCCTGGGTGACGGTATTCCACGACACGTCGCAGGTCACCGATCCACCCGCGTCGATGCCGAAAGCCGATGCCCCGGTTACCGTGTTCCCACTGATCCGGGAATGATCGGCATTGGCCAGCAAGCCTGCCCCCGTCGGCAAGGCCAAGCCGTTGTTGCATAGCAGGTTGTCCTGTACCACCAGTCCCCAGCCAGACACCGCGATCCCATAGCTGGCGTTATCATGGCAAAGATTGTCGGAAACCAACACCATCAGCACGTCCGGGTTGGCATGCCCCCAGACCGGGGGAGTCGTATTGGTCGCGTTGAAGTTTCCTATTCCGATGCCACGGTCGTTTTTCCAGCAGCGATTGCCGATAACCTGGACCCGGTGGGCTTGCTGTTTGAACGTGGGATCATTGTAGTCTACATTGATGCCGTAGCCTATATTGTTGTGTGCTTTGCACTGCGCCACCAGCACGCCATCACAGGCCTGCACCCACATCCCGTGCGCGGCATTGCCAGCGAACTCGCAGTCGCGCACCACGTGCTGGCAGATGGCCGGATCGGACGCCAAGAAGACCAAGCCGCAACCCAGCGTAGGTCCGCTCGCGTTCAGGAAGGCGCAGCGATGAAAATCAGACGTCATGCACTGCGTGCCGACCTGCACGCCCCAACTCTCCAGCGTCACCACCGCATTGTTGGCGTCGAACACCACCCCGTCCGCACGGAATCCGTCAGCCTGGATGGCAATCCACGCGCCGCCGTTCTGACTTGCTCGCCGCAGGACGCTCAGCCCCGGCGTGCCGAGCAACACAGTGCCGGGCTGACTGATCGTCCACTGGCCATTGACCACGTATGTCGCATGCCGCAACCGCACCGGCCGACCGGACGCCACCGCCGCGGCAAACGCGGCGGTATCGTCGGTCACGCCGTCGCCATGCGCACCGAACGATTCCACTGCAACTGAATCGGCAAACAGGTCGTCCAGCCGCCGCGACGCTATGGCACCGCTCGGCAGCGCAACCAGAGCCGAGCCGTCGACGCCAGCCAGCCCGGACAGCCCGGCCATGAATTGCGCATACGGTAGCGCCATATCCTGGCCGTTCTGGCCGAGCGGCACCAGATCACCTCCGCCAGGCGGTCCGGCCGGCGGCAGCAGGGAAATATTCTGCGCCGGCGGCAGCACCGACAATACCCCGCCCGCCAGCGACAGCCCCGGCCCCAGCGCCACCGACTCTACCGCGCCGGTACCCGCGCTGCTCCGCCCCAGCAGGTTCGCCTGCGGCACCGCCAGCGTCGCCTGCAAGCCGGCCACGATCTGCGCTTGCGTCGCCTTACGAAGTACGCCGTTTTGGCAGACCGGCAACTCGTCGGTACCTGCAACGGCGGATGCCGCATCGAGCTCGTCGATGGTGGGCATCGCTTCAGCCTCCGACCAGAACAGGGTTGCCGGACTCGTCCACCACGACCGTACCGCTGGTCGTGGTCAAAGCGCTGGCCGGCGGCGTGCTCGACACCAGTGCCAGCACGGGCAGGTAGATCGCCCGCCCGATCATCCGGCCGGCCGCTGTACCGATGGTCACCTGCACCGAGTAAACCGTCCCGGCCTGCCCGCTGCTAAGCCACAGCACGGCCACGCCGCCATCCGCTGCCGCCGAAGCCAACGTCAGATCACCGGTCGCGGACGGCTGAATTGTCACATCGATGGTGGCAATGGTGTCCTTCTCGTTGCCGGCCAGAGCAGGTGAGATGTCGAGCTCATAGTCCAGCACGTCCCCCGGATCCTTTGCCGGCCAGGACAGAGCCGCCGGCGCAGACGCCAGGCTGCCGCGGGGAACCGGGACGAAGCCGTCAAGCACCACGCGTCGCGCGCTGCTCGGACGAACTACTTGCGGGGCGGCGGTGGGCATCGGGTTGCTCCCCAGAAAACGCTGTAGCCAGAACACGCATGCCGACAGCAACAAGTTTTGGGCATGGACGGCACCTGCCGACCATCCGCGTGCTCGTCGTCGCGGCAATTCCTGATAGCCATGGCGAATAACCGCAGCGGCGAAGGGCGGACGCCGCGGCTGGCTCAGCTGATGTGCAATTGCGCGACCTGTGCCCTCAATGTGCTGAGTTCGCTCAGCAGATCGCTCAGGCTCGGCGGAGCAGGCACCGCCGCCATCTGCGGCGGCGGTTCGGTGTCCGCCGCCGCTGTCGTAACTGGCGCCGCCGGCACCAACGTGCCGCCAGCGCCCTGTTGCCATCCCACTTGCACTGCCGTCCCGGTCACGTTCACCCAGTGCAGCAATGGATGGAACAGAAGGCCGATATCCTCCGCCGTGGCGACAATTTCCACCACGACGCCGTTCTCAATGCGTGCATACTTCTGCATGGGATAACCTTCCTTTCTTCGGCGGACGTTCCAAACCTATGGAGAAATGGAACGAAGAAAAAAGCACCCGCGGATGTGCTTAATTACGTCCACACCGTTTGGCAGCTCGTGGGTATCCGTTTACAAACTCTCAGTATTCGACAACAACCAACCCGGGCGCTCCGTTACCGCCGACCGCCCCGGTCCCGCCGCCCGGCGGGTTGCAGCCGCCACCTCCGCCGCCGCCGCCCGGACCACTTGCAGCTATCCCGGGCAACAGGCCCGTGGTGCCGCGCCCGGCACCCGGCCCGCCGCCATCGCCGCCGCGCCCGGCCGGTATCACGCAGTCCGTCCCGTAGGATCCTGCCTCGTTGACTTGGGCTCCCACGCCACTGCCCCCCGCCCCACCGGCATTCGCCCCGGGACCTGTCCCACCGCCGCCACCGCCGCCGCCAGTTGCCGACAGGTAAGTCCCGAAGCTAGAGGTGCCACCCGGTCCGCCCGTACCCGGCGCCACAGATCCCACGCCGCCGGCCCCGACCGTCACATAAACCGTGCTGCCAGGCACCAGCCCGGTCACAATGCCGACCGCCCGTCCGCCGCCGCCGCCGCCGCCGCCCGGCAGGCTGGAATGCGTTCCGCCCGCCCCGCCGCCGCCGATGAGGGTCACCTTGGCCTGCGTCACGCCGTTTGGCACCACGAACACGCCGCTGGTCGTGAACGCCTGCAACGTCGCGAAGCCCGGCCGAAGTTGCGGCAACTGGTACTGCAGAACCGGGGCGCCCGCATAAGGCACGATGTTACCGGATCCCACCGTGCTCTGGCCGTAGGCCAGTGTGACCACGGCCAGCCCCACCCAGCCGGCATCGACAGCCGGCGGCACCTGGCTGCCGGTCGCCGCGGCTACGCCGGAGATCGCCTTCAACTGCACCTGCTGAACGCGCAAGGTCGGCTGCGCGGTCCCGGCATTGGCCGGACCCAGCCAAGGCTGCGTCGGATTACTTGCGTTGTAGTAAGGCAGCACTACAGAATTGGCATCGGTCTCGAGGAAAGCCGCCTCGATGAGGTAGGCCACGCTCTGCCCGGCACTGGTCGGCGCCGACAGAATGAACGAGGTCGGCTCGAGGTTCACCCCCATCTTCAGCAGACCGTCAGCGTCCGCCGGCAGCGAGCCGAACGGCATGGCGTCCACCACGCCCCACGCAGTAATGCTGCCCGGCCCGACGGTCACTGCTAGCGAGTTCGGCACCGTTGGCGAGACGCCGAGCCCGTCGACCACCGTCGCGGTCCCAAGCACCGCCTGCATCAGCGCGCCAAGCGCGATCATAGTGTTACGGTTGAGTCGCAACAGATCCGTATCGAGCGGAATGCTGCCCGGATAGACGATCGTGCGGTCCATTGATGGCCCTCAGTTGGAAATACGCATCCAAGCGATCGTAGCGGCCGGCATCACCCCGGCGACGGTGGCGGCGATCTGCTCGTCGCTCACCTCTTCGCTTTCCATTGACGGGCTGGCGTACTCGATCGCCCCTATCCCCCAGCCGCCCACAGGACCGCCCCAGCCCGCAACGACCGACACCCCGCCGCCCTGCGGCCGAAAAGCGGTGATCAGGCACTGGAACGGCATGGCTAGGCTGCCCCAGCCACCTGCGGCCCCCCAACCGCACGCCACGCCCCAGGCTCGCGTGTCGGGCGGGCGGGCGGGCTCGAAGATCATCGGCGTGCGACCGGTCAGATTGACCAGTACCTGCACCAGTGCGGCCCGCGTTCCCCGCGGCTGAAGCATAGCAGCTTGCAGCCGCGCCTTATAGTGCGCGTCGCTTTCCGATGACTGGCGCGTCATCGTGGTGCCGAAAAAGTCTACACCGATCATATCCAGGAATATGTCGGTTGCGGTCGCGATGCGCGCTTGCAAGATAGCGTAGCTCAGCTGTGCGAAGACCTGGGCCCACACGTAGGCGATACCGGCCAGCAGAGCGTCAAGAATCGGCGTGTTGCTCGCGGCGCCCGGCGCGGTGTCCGGGAACCATCGCGCCGGCAGCACGGCCCGTAGCCGCGACACGATGTCGGCCTGATCTCCCGTTGCCATGTCAGGACACCGTGATCGTACCGGCCCGGACCACTTGCGCCTGCGTTGCGGTCAGGTCGGAGGTTCCGCCGTTCAGAGTCACGGCCTCGGCGGCAGCCACGCTGGGACAGTTCAAGGCCACCTGGTATATCGTCCCGAACATGAACCCGGCGCCCATCCCGCCGGCGTTCACCGCTTGGGTCAGCGCAGTCCGTGCCGCCGCCGCCGCCTGCGCCTGGGTATAGCCCGCCGCGGCCGTCACGGTCAGCGAGATGTTCGCCGAAACAACAGAGGGCGCCTGGACCTGAAAAGTGGACCCCACCGGCCGCACCGCGTCGACCGCAGTCTGCACGTTCGCCAGCAGTGTGCTGCTTGGATCGCCCGTGCCATCGTCCACAGTTACGACGAAGTTGCCGGGCTGATAAGCACCAAGGACCGTCATGTTCTCCTGGACGGTCCAGGTCAGCCCCTGCTGCACCGACGACACGGCATATCCGACCGCGGCCGGCGTTGCCTGGCTCCGGGTGTTGATAAAATTCTGAAACCGCGCCCGCAGTGCCGCGTCAGTCTCGGCGTCGATCCCGTCCGTAAACGCCAGAGCGTTGGTCACCGTATCAACCCCGGAAATCGCCGCCGAGATCAGCGTGATGGTATTGGCCTGCACGTTGCCGGAACTGCCCGCCACCTCGGCCATTACGGGCACCGTCACGCTGGCCTGGCCGGCTGGTATCAAATAGCCCTTGAGGGTAGCATTCCAGGTTGCATTGGTGGCGTCCTGCGTCACATCGAAGGCCAGCATCGCATCGGCCGTTTTCACCTGTGTCCCCAGCGGCAGCAGCGCCGAGTTGGTCGGCGTGAAACGGGAGAACGTCACCGATCCCGTTGCCGCCACCGCAGGCAGCCGCGTCAGACTGTAATCGGCCACCCAGCTGTCGAGATCGACGCCTGCGCTGGTGGCCGCCCGGGTCATCTGCAACACTTGCAGGATCAGCCATTGCATCCACAGACCGACCGAGGCACTGGCTTCCAGCAATGCGCGCAGTGTCGAGCCGACCGTCAGGTCGACGAGCTGTTTCGCCGAACCCTGGACCGCGGCGGCCGCGGCCGAAACCAGGGTAGTAAAAGTTTGCAGCTGCAACTGCATGGGTCAGGCTCCGTCGCCGAGAGTGAAGCCAAGCAGCTGGGTTACATTTGTCTCGGCATCGGCATAGCTCACCTGCACCGTGACCGTGCCAGCGCCGTCCGAAACGACGTCGATCGTCGGTTCCGGCGTGCGCGCAACCGCCGTTTCCTTGAATATCTGGCTGCGGATCACCGCGCGAATACGCGTCGCGTCCGCGGGCCGCCCGACGAACTGCGCGAGCCCCGCGCCGTACCCGAGTTGCCAGATGTAGTCGCCGGCATTGGTCAGAAGCCGCCGCAGCACCCGCTGCTGGCCCAGCGCCGAGCCGCTTACGATCGCCACATCGCCGGTCGAGCCGACCGAAAGGTCGGACCCAAACTGGTGCGCCAGATCGGACATCGCGTCGCTCCGTTATAGTGGCCGCCGATCAATCTTGCGGATTGGGCGGCGAGCCGAGGCTGCCATGGGTATGCGCGTCGTAATGGCTCCGCAGGCGTGCCAGTGACCCGTGCTGGTCATAGACATCGCCGCCAACATGCAGATCGCCGGTCATTCGCACCGTGCCGTCGTTGCACAGATGCAGCGAGGCACCGCTGGAATGCACCAGCCACAGCTCGCCGACCGGTGCGATCGGCGGCAGTGCCGCGTCGCTATAGCACACGCCGACGATCACCCCGTGCTCGGCATCGCCTTCCTGCGGCACCACCAGCACCTGGTCGCCCGGCACCGGCAGGCACACTGCACCCCACCCCGCCCCAGCCCAGATCGACAGCACCGGCAGCCAGCCGGTCAGCACGCCTTCGGGCTGCAACGACACGCGTGCCGCGTAACGAACTGGATCGATACTGGTGACTACCCCGAAGCGGGCCTGCCCGAGCGCACGGTCCAGCGATGCTGCTTGGGCCTTCAAAGCATTCAGAAGCCGTTCCATCAGATTACCACTTTGCTGCTGCCTAAGTGTCGGCATCACTATTGCGAGCACGCACCAATTGGGTAAAGCCATGCGATACGTCGAGTCGTCGTTCTACTGAATCGACCTGATAGGTGCGGTCGAACGCGGTGCCGGATCCCTGCAGTAATATCTGCCGGCCCGGCATCAGCGACAGCTCCCCCGGCATCTCGGCCACGATCACGCGCTCGTGCTGGGTTAGCTCCGCCAGTCGCTGTTGCGCCAATTTGAGCGCCCTGTCTGGCATCAGATTGGGGGCGATATAGACATATTTCTGTGTCGTCTCGCTTGCCTGGTTAGAAGTTGCCGTCTGCGCATAAGATTGTGCAGTCCGACTGTGCCAACTCTTGACCGTCACCTGGATACCTTGCGCGAGCGTTAGGGCCCGCTCCAGATGGAGTGTGCTCAGCTCGGTCACTGGCAGCACCGTCGGCGATGCCGATATGTCCTCTGCGCGAAAATGCAGCGTTGTCCCCTGCACCCACACGCCGAACCCCTCGTATTGCGCCAGCGCCACCAGCAAATCCCACTCGGTAGTCGCCCGCGCGAATCCGTCCAGCACCAGGCTGTCATGCTCCAGCTGCCAATAGCGCCCCACCGGCGTGGTCGTGGCCTGCACATCGGCCGACAGTCCATGCCGCCGCGCCAGAGTTGTCGCAATATCGCTCGATGTCTGATTGGCGAAAGTTCCTTGCGCGCGCGCCTCGATCATCGGGGCACTCAGGTCGCGCCCGGTCAACCGCACGGCGTCGCCCCACAAATCGATCTCCACCGAGTCGACCCCACCATGCAGCAGGTTCACGTAGTCACCTCCGAGCGAAACCTCGATATCGATCAACACCGAATCTTGATCTGCCCACCACGCGGTACCACGCGCCGGATCAGCCGACAGCGCCAGCCCCAACCGAAAACGGTCGGCAGCGAAATGGCTGTTGTTCATTACTTCCACCTCGAAGGCGCCTGGCACGATGACGCCGTCGGCCAGTACACGCAGCCGTGGATAGCGCACCGCCATGAATGAGCCGGGTACAGAAGAATCGGGCAGGCCGCTACTGAGTAGCAATACCGCCTCCCGCCGAAGGATCGGTCGCCGGGATGCTCAAAGTCACCAGCCCCGTCAGCATCGGGTCGGACAGCCCGTTGGCCTGGGCGATGCGAACCCATTGCGTCGCATCGCCAAGCTGCTGCGCGGCCACCTGGAACAGGTTGCCGCCGGTTACCGTGATCGTGCGCATGGCTCCTCACGTATCCGCGTTCGCCAGGTTCGCCTTGGCACGCCCTACGTAACCGCGTGCGGTGGTCAGCGCCGCGAGTTGCCCGGCCAACCCGACGGTCGAGCTCAGCCCCTTGGCTCCCGACACAGATGCGGTACCGAGTTGGCCTTCGGTCGCTGCAATACCGGTATCGATTTGCTGCGACACTCCCGCCACCGCCGCGCTCGCGCCGGCATAGGCGCTGCTGCCGGGTTGCGTCGCCTGCGCTGACCCCAGCGAACTAATGGCAGCGCCAAACGCCACGCCGCTGCCGAGACCCTGCGCGGACGCGAGGTCGCCGAGCACGCTCGTGGCCACCGAGACCGCGGTCTCCACCGCCGCCGCCGTCTCGTCGCGCACCACCTTGCAGGTGATGCGGTAGGGAAGCCAGTTGGAACGTGCGTAGTCTGCATCGAAGCGGGCGATGACCACGGTGTAGAAGAACCAGTCCCAGGTCAGCGGCCAGGAGCCGCCTTCCGCCCGCATCAGGTCGAGCGCCCGCGCTCGCGCTGCCGCGTCGCTGCCGCTGAACACGCCCGACCAGACGATGTCGCCATCGTCGCGCCCGAGCGCATCGACCACCCGTACCCCGCCGGGAAGCCGATGCACCATGAGACGCTGCCGACCGCCCCAGCGTACCCGCTCCGGCAACTCGAAATCCTGGAACAGGATCGATCCCAGAAGCAATGCGCCCTCGGCCATTACTCAGGTCCCCAACGTTCAGGTGCCATGCAGCGAACCGGGCCAGGCGGGACCCAGCCGCGGATCGAATCCCGTCATCCCCGCCTGGGGACGATCGGCTTCCCGTGCCAACCGGTCGGACATCCACCGCCCGACACGGGCCCCGTCCAGAAACACATCGCCCTGCACCGGCCCAGACGACGCCGCAGCGGCCACTGGGGCTGCCGGTGTCGCCAGCGCGGCCGGGGCACTCGCCGGCCGCGGCGCCGCCTGCACAGCCGGCAACACCGGTTCGGCGCCCGGCGGTGCCGCGCTCAAGGGAGATGCGCCAAACAGCGCACGCACCGGAAACGGCGCGGGCCGACCCTGGCGCTGATCCGAAGCCGGCATCGACACCGGCCTGCCGTCCGGCATTTCCGGCGCCGCCAACGCAGGCGGGCGGCTAGCCGAAAACGACGGCGCGTACTGAGCATAGCGCGGCGGCGGCACGGTCATCACCGTTACCGCCGTCATTGCCCGCCCGCGCCCCGGCGGCGTCGCACCCTGCGGTGTTGGCGCTGCTCGGGCCGGGTGCTCGGATGCAGCAGGCAACCGCGGTGTCCACACCGGCGTGCCAGAAGTGCGCCCGACCGACGACACGCGCGGCATGGCCGGCACCGACGCTGCGACCGCCTGCGGTAGCTTCGCGGCGGGCAGCGGCACCGCCAGCGCCGGCACAGTAGCCTCCGGCCGGCATCGTTGCTCGGCATCCGGGGATTCAGTCCCCTGCTCCGTGGCAGCGCTGCGTGCGACCGGCCCCATCCCAACAGAGACCATCGGCGCCGCCAGCGCGCGCCCGGCCTCCGCCACTGTCCGCAGCCGCCCGGTCGTGGCGGTCAATGCCCTATCGTAAGCAGCCAGATCGTTCTGCAACACCGCGATGCCTGCCGAAACGCCATTCTCCAACACCAGCCGGATGCCGATCTCGTAGGCGTCTTCCATCACGCCCCCCGAAGCGCATCGGCCACCGCTGCACCGACGGCCTCTGCCGCATGCCCGCCATGCGCCAGGGCCACAGGTGCCAGGACGGGACGCGGCGGCACCCCGGCATCGCCACTCTCGCGCCGCCGCAACGCCGCCGAGCGCCACCCGACCAGCGCTTCCGTGCCGGCCGCTCGCACCTCGCCGCTATCCGCCCCGGCCTCGCGCGCTGCCGCCGCGATCACCACAGCCTGCTCAGCCAGCGCCGCCTCCATCGCGCGTTCCAGGTCCAGCCGCACCAGATGCTGCCTAAGCCCGCGCCCCATCCGTTCACGCAAGGTCATGGCCGCTCCTTCCACCGCATCGACACGAAGTCGAACTCGCCCCCGTCGAGCGTGCCGAGAGCGACCACCCAGGCCAAGCGCTCATCCGCCGGCAGGCTGAACGCCACGTCGAAGGGCACCCCGTTCCGGATCAGGTAGAGGCAATCGACCAGATCGGGGTGCCGGCTCAGTTTCCCGCCGTTTCGCCTGCATTCGACGGTACCGCGCCGTCATCGAGCGCAGCCGCCACCGCCGCCAGCCCGTCATCGCCGAGCCGCGCCACCAGCGCCTCGACCTGCCCCTCGGTCACCGGCGACGGCACCGGCACGTCGTCAACCGCCGCCACCGAGCACGCCAGCACCGCCATGCCGAGCCACGGCTGATTCTGCGCCAGCACCGGTCCGGCCGCCTTGAACAACCGCAGCTTGTCCAGCGCGGTCAGCCGCCGCAACGTCAGCACGCGCCCCCGGACGTCAGTCACTACGGGAGCCGCCTGCGCGGCCGCCACCAGCCGTGCCGACGGAGTGTCGAGCACCGCCTGACGTTCCATCACACGCTCGTCCGCCGCCCGGCAAAGAACTCAAGCCGCTGCTTGACGCTGGAATCGCCCTTCCACGTACCGGCCTGCGCGAGCTTGAACACCACACCCGTGTATTGGTACGTGCTGGTGGATCCGTCCGTCTCGTTCACGTATTGGTACAGCGTACCCGCCGGCACTGCTGTGCCCGCAAAGAACGCAGCCTCGGCCTGGGCAATGAAGTCGTCCACCGCCGACGAACCGCGCTCCACCTCGAAATGACCTTCCCACCCCTTGGGCAGTTCGGCAGCCATCTGGGTGCCATCGATGCGGTCGATACGCACCGGCGCGGTCATCTGCCGGCTCTCGAACGCCGTCACATAGGTCAGGTCGATCCGACCGTACGGTCCCATCACAACCAATTGGCAGTCGCGACCGACCGAAAAGTTCGTGCTTGCCACCTTATCCTCCTGTTACGCCGCCGGCGTGCCGGTCGCATTCGCCAGCGACTGCTGCGTCACCGTGACGGTCTGGCCGCCTTCGATGTTGACGATAAACTTCTCGTTGATCGCCTGGTACTGAATCTGCGCGTCGGACTGCACGTAGCCCAGTCCGGTCCGACTCGACGGATTGTTGGAGACGTCGCAGATCACACTGAACGGCAGGCTGCCATCGGTGCTGCCCAGCATGCCCTGTGACAACATTCCCTGCAGGAAGCTCAGTTGGGTGGCACGAATGCGCTGGAACAGCGAGGCGTTGACCACCTCCCCCACATACTGCCCCATCCCGGCGGCCAGCGTGGCGGCGATGTAGTTCGTCAGTCGGGTGTAGTTGTCGCCATTGATGGCCGCATTGGACGCGCTGTTGTGGCCGCAACGAACACCCCAATAGGGTCCGCCGGGCTGCGGGTTGGAAATCACGTCGATGCCCGCCTGGAACAGCGTCTGCAGTTCCGCGCTGCTGTAGGTGTTCGCCTGCCCGGTGCCCGGCGTGCCCGACTTCTGGCTGCCCACCACGCTGTACAGCGGCTTGTTCAGGCTCGACTGCTCCGGCGAAAGATTGGCCAGCCGACCGGCCACGAAACCCTGCGGCGAGACCAGCCGTAGCGTGGCGTTCACCTGGTCGTTCCACCATAGCCAGTCGCCGAACATCAGCTTGCAGGCATATGTGTCGAGCCCCGCAGACTGCTTCGCCCCGACCGCGTTGGCGATCGTGTCGCCGCTCGGCCCACAGAGGATCATGTAGATACCCTCGGACAATCCGAACGCCGCTTGCGTGGTCCACTGCGACGGATCGGTGGCGTCGGCCAGCACGGCAATGCTGCAGCCCTGCCCGCGCAACGCATACATGCCCTGCCGCGGCAACTGATCCACACCCACCAGGTTGCTCGCGCTCACATTGGCGCCGTCGTTCCCGGCCGCGCCAGTTGCGAAAGTGTAGGTGAAGGCCTGCGGCGCCGCCCCGGTACCGTTGGCATTCGCCACCACGATCTGGCTCGGCCCACGCTGCGGCCCCTGCCCACCATTCACCGCCGCCGCCAGGTTCTGCCAGAAGGTCGCGCCGGTGCCGCCGATATTGTCGAACACCTCGATCTGCCCGCCGGGCAACGACACGGCCAGCCGCCACGTCCCGGCTTGCGACCCCGTCGTCAGTGTCACTGCGATCTGATTTCCCAGACTGCCCGTGTACAGCGCGGTGAACAGGAAGTTGGTGGTCGGCACCAGGAACTGCGCAGCCGTGTCGTTGCCGTTGGTCACCCGCACGCAGCGGAAGTTCGCTGCTCCCTGCTGCACCGCGGTCGCTACCTGCGTGCCCATGTCGTGCAGCCGCGCCACGATCGGCCCGAAATTGCTCGCATAGTCGGCCATGGTGCCCACGATCACAGGCTGCCCCACCGGCCCCCAGCTCGCCGTACCCACCACGCCCACCACATTGGTCGGCACGCCATTGAGCAGAAGGTTCTGCGGCGGCACGATCTGCACGTACAGATCCGGCACCACCAGCGCGGTGGTGTTTACGCTGCCTTGCTGGACGATCGGCATGCTTTAGCCTCCCTGCGTCGGCTGGCTTGGCGCACCCACCTGTACCCGCACTACGCAGGTCGCCTGCTCGGACGCCATTATCGCCGCAATCGAGGCAGCGTCCCCGATCACGTCGCCCTTTGAGTACGTCCCGAACGGACGCACCACGACGAGTTGGAAGGTCATTGCAAACTCCCGGTCAACTGAGCAGGCTGTTCACGGCGCCCGAACCTAGCGGCGCGAGCGTTGTGTTCCCGAAGATCATCGACGGCAGCGTGTCAGCAACCGTCGTCTGGTAGTCTACCGAATAGACCAGGTCGCGCCGGTACAAGGCCGCATCCTGGCTCTGGTCGAATTCCGTCGTCCCCACGTAACGCAGACGCCCTGAGCTGCCGTCGCCGAGGACGATGAAGCTGAGCGATGACAGCGCATTGTCGATTGCCGCGGCGATGCTGTCGCGCGAGGTCGGGTCCGGGCACCAGCAGCTGATCAGAAACTGCTGCAGCTGGCTGCGCGTCCACCGCAGCACGGGCTGATCAGCCACCACTCGCCCCAATAACAGCGCCGCGCCGGGCACCGTCACCGTTGCTTCGCTCACTTGGGCAATGCGCTGCGTACGGATCATCTCCCCGAGCGTCGCCGCCACCAGCTCCGGCGTGTCTGCCGTCACCGTCCGATGCACAACCGCAAGGGAGTCCACTAGCAGCCCGGCCAACAGACCGGTATTGGCTGATCCCGCGAAGGTCGCACTGGTGCCACTGACGCTCACTGTCAGCGACGGTACCACACTGCTTGTGGACACCACGCCGTCTGTCCAGCGCGTCGTGTTGCGTGACGTGCCCGCTTTGGGGAACACGGTGACATTGAGCGTGTTCGCGGCGAGATCCGTCCGTAACGACGCCGTGTTCGGCCAGCCACGATAGATCTTTACCGTTTGCGCCAGCAGCCCGCCAGAATCTATTCCGTTCGGGTACAGGATAGTGGTGATTGCCGAGACCAGTGCGGTCTCGACATCGGACTGGTCGGCCATTGGCTCGGGAATCTCCCTAGTTCAGCCACGCCTCGACGGGTCGGGCCCGTGATATGCAGCAGCGTGCGGACCTCAGTAGAACCGATGGTTGAAAGCGGCGTTATACCAAGCCGCAGAGATGCTGATTCATCCGACACGGTAAGCAAGGCCAAGGCTCCGCCCTGGACCCGCCCCAGCGCATGGAACGCCTTATGGCGCGACGGGTCTGTGGACCCCTTTACTCCATTGCTTACCAGCCCGTTGAAGAAGTCGCCTTTCATATGCACGGGTCAGGCTGAAGGCTGAGGACGAGAAGCGCAGCCTGCTCATCGCAGGCAACGACGAGCAGGAAGATCAGGCCGCCATTCGGCGTGACAA